GAGAATCTGGTACTGGTAAAACATTTTTGGTGTTGTCCATTATCAGGTCATTTTTAGAATCGAATGAAAGTGGTTCGGTTGTGTTCTTCGAGTCAGAAGGTGCAATAGATAGGTCGATGTTTGTTGAGCGTAACATTAATGTTGATCAAGTGTATATTGTACCAGTAACCACAATACAGGACTTCAGGACACAAGCACTAAAGATTTTGTCCTCATATGAAGAACAGAAGGATAAAGAACCAATTTTATTTGTTCTCGATTCACTTGGTATGTTGAGTACTAATAAAGAAGTAACTGATGCAGAAGCAGGTGATGATAAGAGAGATATGACAAGGGCTCAACTCATTCGTGGAACATTTCGAATCCTCAGTTTAAAGTTGTCTATGCTTGGTGTTCCTATGTATATCACTAACCATACATACCAAACTATAGGTATGTTTGCAACACAGGAACTTGGTGGTGGTAGTGGATTGAAATATGCAGCTTCTACTATAATAATGCTGTCCAAAAAGAAGGTTCAGGAACAGGGGAGTGTTGTAGGGAATATCATACACTGTAAGACATATAAGTCAAGGTTATCAAAAGAGAATCAGATGATAGACATCAAGTTATTTTATGATAAGGGGGTTGATAAATATTATGGACTACTTGATGTTGCAGAGAAATATGAAATTGTCAAGAAGGTGGGAACTCGATATGAGTTGCCTGATGGACGTAAAGAATTTGGCAAGACAATATACGAGTCTCCAGAGAAATATTTTACCGATGAGATGATGGAAAAGATCGACGAAGCTGCTAAGAAAGAATTTTCATATGGTTCTAAAGGAGAAGAAAATGGCTGATAAATCTCAACGTGAGAAGGACAAGAAATCGAAGCAAAAGATTTCGAAAGATAAGAAGAAGAAGGATAGTCCGAACTACTTGAAAGGGGCTCCAATTAGAATTGGTAAGAAGGCAAATAAACGATGAATTCAAACGATTTTACATATAAGAAAGCAAAAACATTCATAAACGAAACAGATGTAGATACATTCGATCCGTTCGAATATCTTGAAGTAGTTCCAGTTAAGGATAAGAACATTGAGGATGATGAGAATATCACTAATCCATTAATTGTTCGAGTTTTTCCTTGGAACGAAGAGTTTGTTGGCATGTCTTTTGTAATTGGAAAGATTGATGTAAAAGAGAATAATGATGGTACTGCATCACTCTCATACAACTATAACATGCTAAACAATCCAAAGGATCTTCCAATAGCTGAAAACAATGAAATATCAAGAGACAATGAAGATAATGAGCTACTTGACGCATTCATAGGTCGTGTGATAGAATCATCATTAATCAAGATGTCTAATGATAAAGATTTTATGAAAGCAGTGATGGAAGAGCATGTTGAATCAGTGGAAGGCGTTGTTGTTGACGAATAGTATTACGTGAGAATAGAAACTTTAATACTATCTAATCTTATTTACAACGAATCGTATTGTAGAAAGGTTATGCCGTTTCTACAGAAAGTGTATTTTCAGGTTAGAAAGGAATCTATACTTTATGATATAGTTCACAACTATTTCCAAAAGTATAATTCATTACCACCATTAGAAGCCATAAAAATGACCGTAACCGAAACTGGTGGTATTACACAAGTAGAGCAAGAAGATATACTTGAATATGTCAACGAGCTTAAAGTAGATACGGTTGATAGTGATGATTGGCTTACTGATCAAACAGAAACGTTTTGTTCAGAACGTGCAATACATAATGCAATTCTAACCAGTGTTGACATTCTTGATGGTGAAAATAAGCAACTCGACAAAGGTGCAATTCCAAAGTTGCTTAGTGATGCACTTGCAGTTTCATTTGATACCCACATAGGCCATGATTATGTCAATGACTCTGAGGACAGATTTGAGTACTACCATAGAATTGAGAAGAAGATTCCCTTTGATATGGATTCGTTCAATAAGATTACACGTGGTGGATTTTCTACAAAGACATTAAATATTCTTCTGGCTGGAACAGGAGTTGGAAAGAGTCTTGCGATGTGTTCTTTTGCAGCCTCTAATCTATCAATGGGATTCAAGGTTTTATATATTACTCTTGAAATGTCAGAAGAGAGAATTGCAGAACGTATTGATGCAAATCTTCTTCAGACCAACATCGGAGATCTTGAGTCATTACTCAAGGCATCATACGATAGAAAGATTGAAAGGATGAAAGAATCGGTCAAGGGACAGTTGATGATAAAGGAATATCCAACTGCCTCTGCAAATGCTACTCATTTTCGTTCACTTATTGATGAATTAAAGATGAAGAAAAACTTTGTTCCAGACATCATATATGTGGACTACCTAAATATTGCCAGTAGTTCACGTGTGCGTATGGGTAATTCTATTAATTCATATACATATGTGAAATCGATTGCCGAGGAATTAAGGGGTCTGGCAGTGGAATATAACATTCCAGTAATGACAGCTACACAAACTAATAGAACTGGTTTCGTTAATTCAGATATTGATCTTGGTGATACCAGCGAGAGTTTTGGACTTCCAATGACAGCAGATATGATGTTTGCTATAATGACCAGCGATGAGATGCAAGAGAATGGTCAGTTTATGGTTAAGCAGTTGAAGAATAGGTACGTTGATCCTACATTCATGAAACGGTTCTTGGTTGGTGTTGATTATGCACAAATGCGACTATATGAACTTCAAAGTGAGAACAAAGTAGAACAATCAGATGAAACATTCGTTGATATGAAGCGAAAAAGAAAGCCAATTGGTAATGGATTTGTTTTCGGAGAAAAAGATGAGTGATAAGAAATATGATTTTTTAGAAGACATATTTGTTTCTTTATCTAATAAATGGTATGCAAAAGATCGTGCTATTAAACTTAATGATAGTGTACGAAGAAGTATCGACTATCTAACATATCTATTGACCGTAATAGACGCACATCAAGATACACGAAAGATGCAGTTAGATTTTACTCCATTTGTTGCTGGATACCATTATATACTTGATCATATCAATGATTTTAATGTTATGGTTGAAATAGCGTTGAGATCATATGGTGTTCGAGCATTTACTGAAAATCCAGAAGCTGAAGTTGGGTTGAATCCAATGGAATATACAGAAAGAGATCATTTATTTAAAGCTTGTGCAGTTGAGTATGTGCGTGGATTTCTAAAAGAAATGTGTGGTGCAGATGACGCCACACAGATGAGTATCGAGCATGTATTAAAACAAAGTATATTCTGGATATTTCGAATATTAATTATGTGTATGTTTTATATGGAAGAGTCTTATGTTCAGCATTATCTTGGTGATGATGATGTGGATGATTTTCTTGATAGTTTTGATGATAGTGAAGATGAAGACGACGAGTTAGTAAAACTTTAATATAAGGAAGATAGAAGTTATGTCACAAGTAAATGAGCAAATTCGAGATTCTCATGGTCAATGGCAGCCAGAAACTCTCCCATCTCCTTCGTCAATTTTTAGTTGGCCACCAAAATTTCTGACAATATTGAAGGGATTGGGTCGAGAGTTCTTTCACTGGAGAAATTTGTTTTATATATTAGTTGGTGTAATAAGTTGGTTGTTTCTTACACCAGATCTTTCTCGTACCAGTACCTTTTCAATTGACTGGATTTCCGAAATATACCTACGAAATTGTGCATTTTTAATTTTAATTGCTGGTGGTCTTCATTTAAGACTCTATATAAAACGTGCCCAAGGAACTGAATATAAATTCAGTGAAAGGTGGCTCGGTAAAAATAAGAAAGGGTTTCTTTTTCGCAATCAAACATGGGATAATATGTTTTGGAGTATTGTAAGTGGATGTACTATTTGGTCTGCTTATGAAGCAATTACATTATGGGCTTATGGAAACAATCTCCTACCTTATGTTAGTTTTCAGGAACATCCTATTTATTGTGTTCTATTGCTATTTGCGATCCCTATCTTTAGACAATTTCATTTTTATTGGACACATCGATTAACACATTGGAAACCGCTATATAAATCAGCACATTATCTACACCATAGAAATACGAACCCCGGCCCGTGGTCAGGACTTTCAATGCACCCTATTGAACACATTTTGTATCTATCAGGTGTATTCATCCACTGGATCATTCCGTCACATCCACTTCACGCTGTACTTCATGGTATGCATGCCGGTCTATCTCCTGCAGCAGGTCATTCTGGATTTGAAAAATTGAAATTGAAGGAAAATCAAACGATTCAGAATGGGGGATACTTCCACTATCTACATCATCGATTTTTCGAGTGTAATTACGGCAATGAGGGGATACCATTAGATAAGTGGTTTGGAAGCTTTAATGATGGTAGTCCAGAATCGCAAGCTGTGATGATGAAGAAGATGAAAAAAATGAAGATGAAGGTTAGTTGAAAATCTAAATATTCTATATGAAATTGTACCGTTGGTTTCTTTCGGAAGCAAATATTGCACAATTAAAGCATCTCGAGCACCTTCCAGAAGCTATACTCACAATGGGGTATGATGGTGCAGAGGAATCAATTGAAGTTCTTCGTTCTCTACAGCAGGATTTATCTGGAAAAACAAAAACAGCGATCATTAAATCTCAAAAGTGGGATGGAGCCCCTGCCCTCATATTTGGTATTGATCCAGAAGACGGTAAATTCTTTGTTGGAACTAAAGGTGTATTTGCAAAGTCACCGAAGGTTATTAAGAAGAAATCAGATATTCGTGAATTAATTAAAAATCGTGCTATTCATTCAAAACTTGAGATTGCACTAAAATTCTTACCAAAGATTATACCTACTACTGGTGGTGTATATCAAGGTGATATGCTCTTCACTAAGGGTGATACATCAAACAAGACTATTGATGGTGAAGAGTTATTAACGTTCAAACCAAACACAATTGTATATGCAGTTCCAACTGATAATTCACTTGCAGATAGTATTCTTCGTGCTAAGATTGGAATCATCATTCATACCACATACACAGGTACTGGCCCATTACAATCAATGACTGCGAATCCTGGCCAAGTAGATATATCTAAGTTTCGTAAATCATCCAATGTTTGGTTTGATGATCCATATGTTAAAGACTTATCTGGTAATGTCACGATGACTGCATCGGAGAGTCTCAAGGTATTGAAACACGTATCGGCTGCTGAAAGTATCTTAAAGAAGATTAGATCACAGGATATTAATGATTTGATTCATTTTGCAGATAAACTACCATCATATGCAAAGGGTGGTGGTAGTGTAGCTCCATTTCTTAATAGTTTCCTCAAGGCATCAGATAGTGCATCATTTCCTAATCCCGGCGAGGGAGATAAGTATGCACAACAGTTTCCTGACTTCCTAAAGGTAAAGTTTATAAACAAGATTGATACTCTTAAAACAGATAAGGGAAAAGATAAGGTTCAGCAAGATTTGGATAGATGGGGTGACAAACTTGATGTAGATTTGGTTAGTAAAGTTATCAATTTTATTGCGAGTGTGAATGCTGGGATGTTGATTATTCTCAATAAGTTATCCGAAGGTGTTGGTGATTTTAAAACCTTTTCTCAAAGTGGTGATACATTCAAAGTAACGTCAGGTGAGGGTTTTGTTGTAACCGACCACATTACAGGTAATACATGGAAGTTAGTAGATAGGTTAGAGTTCAGTAGATTAAATTTTAAGCCTAAGGAGTTCGG